AATATGTCTCGCAAGTCGTCAACTACAGAGAACTCTAAATTCATACTTAATCCCAGTGCGCTTGGGCTTAGAGCAATAACGCTGGCGCCGTCTTGAGATAACGCATCTAGTTTAACATATAACTCAGCATCAAATACATTGCTCGATAAATGAGTATTTTTAGATCTGTAATAATCGCCATTGTAAAGCACAACTTCTTCGATTTTAAATTCAGTATTTTGTGCCCAATCTTTATATTTTTGGGATCCGGTAGACCAATTTTGTGTTGTCCAGAACATGAATTCTTTTACAGATGTTTCCCACGATGCTATTTCTTTTAAGTCTGTGTTATATTCATCGAATACAAATCCTTGATCTTTTAGGTATTCTCCATATCCTTGTAAAAAATCAACCACATCTTGAACTGTATAAAAAGTTGTGCCATAATTTAATACTTTGGGTGTTCGATCCCATGCTTTTCTAAGAAACGCATCTCTGCCGCCCACAATTGGTAGGGAAGGTATTCTTTGATAATATTCATTATTAAAGGCTTCAGTCGTTGTATGTGATACCTTAACTCTATAATAGGAATTATTGTAGTTAACTATATTACCAACTACATATTTTTGACCGGATGCCCAATTAATGAAAGATTCACTGATACCGCCAACATTAATAGGTCTATCAGTTTGTGTCCATTGATAATAATAAAAAAATGGCTGCTTTTGACTATAACCTTTAATTTCAAACCCGGATCCATATTTGGTAAGAATTTTACTGATAATAACACCACTATAAACTAATTTTTTTATTGGTGACCCGGTATTCAAGAAAATTTTGTAGTTTTCTTGTGGGACAAAAACTCCAGAATTAGCCGTTGGACTCTTGCTATCTAAAATTAAATTAAATTTTTCTTTAGACGTGAAGCCACCAATCCTATGACTTAGTTGATTTGTTAAATTTAATAAATCGTAACGATACTCATCTATCGATTTTAACACGTCACTGACTATATAATCCACAATATAATTTACAAGTCCCGATGTCATCACTCGAGTTTCATCTGTAAATATAGATGGCGTTTTAATATCTTTTAGTTTTAATCTTAGACCAGTATCTTTGTAGATCAGCTGTCCGCAGTTATTTCTAACTATTCTAGATCTATCTATTAAGACTGAAATTGTTTTGGCTGGGGCTAAAAGACACAGTGTCGAGATAACACTGAAAGGATAATATGATGATCGTCTCCAAGCAGCCTCAACTGGGCTTTGGTCTCCAAAAACAAAATCATTCTCTACCTGAACATTAATAAATCCCTGTGCTATTCCTGATTCAACTGGGTCTATTAAATTACCTTGATCATCAACCGGAATATGCCTTAATATCGGTCTTATAAACTTAACGTTGGTTATTACTGGTTTTCCTGGTTCTCGAATAGTTCCAGTCATTAAATCGTTCCATAGTATGGAATTATTTTTTGTATATGGGGCTGGTCCATAAACTGACTTCCACCATGTTGGTTCAACTGTATAGCCCAACATTTCCCATGGGCATAATTGTGGTCTGTCGGTATCAAACATCCAATTATAAATTCCTCTCCAGTATCCTGGTAAAGGAACATTATCAGAAGAAAAATTATCACTGTAATTGTAGTTAAATGGGCTTGTCAAATCTAAAGACAGAGGTTTTGTAAAATCCCTATCAACTAAATTAGTCCATTGGTAAAAATTAGGCGCCAATACCCTGTTAAATTCTTCTAAATTATAATCTGTATATCTGTTGTATCCTGGGATATGATCGTAGATATCGAATATATCTGTGTCATATGACACTTTAATATTGTTAAAAATACGTTTTTCTAACTCTAAAATTAAATCATCTCTATAATCGTTATAGGCCAAAATGATACTGCCATCATGACCTTGTATCACATTTCTTGGTGTAATTAATGTGGTGTCTAAATATTTTTTTGGTTCATATTTTGGCCATAATCCCAAACTAGATGGGGTTGGAGGCACATGACATCCGTCAGTATTTTCATATTCGTAAATAGAAATTATATCATCAACATTAATAGAACTTTGTATTTCAACGAACCCACTATCATTAAAAATATAATCTATCCCATAAAGTTTTTGAACATGATTAATATAGATATTAACTGCTCTATTAGATAGTTCATTTATATTAAATGGACTAGATAAAGGATACGATTTAATTCTAGAATCAACAACTGTTATATCTGATCGTATTGCAGCACCATAAGCTAACACATCACTAAAATAATAAGGAGATAACTTTGGTTTATCTTTATTAATTTCAAAAAGAACACTATCAACAGAATCTTTTACATCTATATTGTCCAAACCTTTAATTAAATTATTAAAATTACGTTTAAATTTGCCATAATCATCACGAGATTTTTCTAACGCTTTAATGACGTTAGAATTTTTTGACGTTAAGTGATACAATGCCACATTTACTGGACCGCTGTGTTGAACAAATTTTATTCCGTAGCTTGACAAGTTAGGAATGTCACGCATGTTGCCTAATCCAGGATACTCTCCAACAAATGACCCCAGATTGTCGACGATAGAATCTACGTGATCTATAACTTGTCCAAGAGTAAAGGACTGTATATCGTTGTTTAATGGATTATTTTGTAAATTTACTGGAATATCATAATGCCCATTAACATTCTTATTTTGTTTTGCATAACATTTAATAGTTAAAATATCATTGGCATTAATGGCCTTTTCTAAAACTACAAACTTATAAACTGCTCTATTTTCTAGAATATATTTGGTTCTAGATAGTCGTTTACCATTAACATAAACTTTAATTTCTAAATCTGCAAGATCAGTTATATCATCAAATACATCAACTGGGAACTCTGTTGTTTGTTCTGATCCTTTAAAAATTCTAATGATCGGTTGTACATTCTGAACTGTGGTTCGTGTCCAGCCATTAATCAGCTCTGTAGTGTCTTTTGTGATAATCTTTTTTAAGAACTTATTATTGGTTTTTTCAGTGATGACATCTGCACCAATTTTGTATCTAAATTCTCCAGACAACAATTTAAAATTAAAAACTATATCACCGACATTGTTAATGTTTCTGTAAGCTAAAGGGAACCCTAGCACGGGATCATTAGATCCTTCACCAACAGTGTAACTAAAAATCTCATTACCAGAAAACGTCGAGCCTTCATATTTGCTTGTATCTGATAACGTTACTCCATCTGTATCAAACATATCAAATAATGGTGCTTGATTAACTTTGGTTTTTTCTTGGCATAATTTCCATGACGACCCATCAAACCAAAACATTTTACTTTGATATTCGATACCATTTTTAATAATTACAGTTTCAAAAATATTGGGGTCAGTATCTGCAACTGGTTCTAAATGTATCTGTCTCCTAACAGATGTTCCACCCGGACGTGTTTCTAAAAACTTTACCTTAAAAATTTTATTTTTTACCAGCGGATCCTCATCAGCTAAAAATAAAATCCTTTGTCCATTTGCAAGATCAATACCGTCAATTTTAAATCCGGTAGACCCTTCAATAATAGAAAACGCATCTTTTGTATAAACATCAACTAAATCTACATCTTGCTTTGCAAATGTACCAAAGTTATATAATTTTAAGTTCGATTCAAACTCAATGATAGGTCTATTGGCTCTTTGATTCTGGTCAAGTACCGGTGTAAGACCTAACTCTTCATAACTCTTGATTATGACTTCTTGATGGAACCATCTATTATATCTGCTCCAAGGGTTTTTATCAGTGTTATTTCTGTTAATTGTGATATAATCTTTTTCTAAAGCAAACACTGACGCATCACTAAAAGGTTGAGAATCGAATCCAGCATCATCAAACAACACAGCGAAAGAAGAAGAATAATTTGAAGAAACTTCTAGATTCTTCTCAGATATCAGAGTAATTTTATCGCCAACGCCATCAACATAAAAGGCGCCAATTGAATATTCTTCAGGAATTACATTTCCAGAAAAAACAATTTTCATACCATTACTAAGTTCAAGTCCGCTGTTTAGTCTATATGTTTTTTTACCTATAATGTCATCTTCAACATTAATAAAGGTATTTTCTTCTATGTCGAATATCTGCCAAACACCACCATTATCAGCATTATTTTCACTGACGTAATACAATACATCTGGCGCATCTTCAGGAACAGTAAATTCAATAACACCATTTTCTACAGCAGATGCTGACACATTGGTCATGTATCTAAACAGTGTCCCTGCTTGGCGTTGTGTTTTAATACTAAACGGTTCGTCAGGAGCAAAAATGTCAAATCGATATGTCTGACCTCTGTAAAGTTTTATTGCAGGGTTTCTACTTAATCCATTTGGTGTGAACACATATGCCTGATTGTCGCCTTCATTTGAAAGGCGAACTGTGTAAGTGCTAATAATAGTTTGCTCTTGACCTAAAACTTTTATTGATGGTGGGCCATAAGGCATCCAATAGTACTGCTGAAAGTTTACAAACTTATCCCAGTTAATATGTGGGTCCCAGCTATACATTTCTTGGCTGTTTAATTTTTTATGGTTTGAGTTAATACCGCCTAGTACATTTACTGTATTAACGTAATCAATATAATCTTTGAAATAATTTATGTTTCCTAAATTATCTTTAGACACCAACGCAGGGTCAAGTTGATAAACCTGTCTATCCACAGTTGGTTCTGATAGGAATACATCATTTGCTGTTACGGCTTTAGAATTTTGACGTCCAATGAATCCATTTAATCTTCTGACTGTACCAGACTGAGTAAGTTGATCAATTGTGGCTTGTAGGAATTTTTTATTTGGCTCTGTCCTAAAATACCTAGGCAAAAGTTTATTAGATTTTCTTTTGCCGCCTTTGTCGACAGGTAGACCGTACTCGTTTTGCTCTTCAGCCATTAATAACTCCCTGTTCTACTTGTAATAGTTTGCTGTGATACTACAGTTGATTCAGCAGAAATTGCGCCTTGTGATTGTAGAGTACTGGCTGTAATTCCACTAATTATTTCTATATCATCGGTTGTAGCACCACTTATAAAAATTTGATCGCTTTCGGCTTTAATTTCAAAAAGACTTCCAAAATTAAGTCCTGATTGTCTCGGTACTATGACAAAATTGACCAAGTAAGGCGCGGTTCTATTCATAACATATGCAACCAATTCACTAAAATAAAAACTATCACCGAATTCCCAATTTTCAAGTGCAAAAAATTCATTTATTGCAACCAGTACTCTAGACTTGATATCATTATCGCTGATTGGCTGTTCTTGATTTTTAATAAGTTTAAAACTAGCTCTCACGTCTGAACTTGCTTTATTTCCAAATAATATTTTATATCTTATTGGATGATAAATTACCTCATCACTCATTGCTTTAATAGTGTTTAATGTCGGCGATAATGATAAAGCTAACTGATCCGAACTTGGTGGGAGTGGCTCGTCCTCTAAATTACCACTGAGCCATCTTCTAAAGTCTAGATCATATTCTCTAGATAAAACAAACAAATCCATTATATTTGTTTGTCCAGGATCTATTCTTGTTTCATAGTCTGCACTATGAATATATTGAAACTTAACTCTGTTACGACCTGGAAAAACTTTATAATCTAAATTAGAAATCAATTGTGCCCTAATTTTATCTAATCGTTTAACTACTTGAGTATCTACAAAATAAAAATATTGGCCATCTTTATAGCTAGAAAGATCATTTATAGCTAATTCAGTTGATAAAATTAGAACCTTATTATCGGCGTTTGATACATATCTATAATCTTGCTGTCCACTAGTAATTTCGTATTTTTCTAATACAATAAATTTGGTCAATGTGTTAACTGTTGTATTAACAATGTTTTCGAAAATATCAGGATTATCTACAACACCGTCCTCATCGCTGTCAGTGAATTTAATGATAATTTTTTTTGTATCAACATAACCATCAAGACCGACAAATTCTTTCTCAATTTCCCAATCAAGATCTTGAGTGAACGATGATGTTTCATCGGGTTTGTTATTCACACTTAACACCTTTAAAACATCTTTTACTACTGTATTATTTCTACTGTCATAAATTTTATTATTTGAGTCAAAGAAGAATCTAATTTCTTTATCGCTTTCAAAAATGTATCTTATTTTTCTCGTAGTTACTGTATAAAATTCAGTATCTGTAGTAAACAGCAATAACCAACTACTATCTAATTTTTCATTAGTATTATCGCCTGTCTTACCCAAACTAAACGCATCTGTTTGATTTAAATTGCCTTCAAAAATAATTTTCCAACTTTTTGAATTAATATCGTATCTAAGACCGAATGGTTTATCATCAAATATAAGTTCTATCATGCTGGAGATTACATTACTGTCGATGGTAGTCCTCCATTTTGGGATAATTTGAGAAACTATTGCGCCCGTTGGAATTGTATTATTAAGTTCAACAGGCCCGAATCCCGTGGATAAAACGCCAGTGCCATCAGCTGTTCCGTCTCCCTGAACTGAGACAACTTTTGTCCATATAGATGTTGCTGTTCCGATAATATTTGCTGTTCCGGTTACTAGTCTATTATTTTCACTTGTCAAAAAATATTGACCTGCTGGTGCCTCAAACTTGACAAGAGCTCCAGATTCAAAATATTTTAAATCGGTGGCTGCAAACTCACCTGTTCTATAAGGTGTAAAATCCACACCGTCCCCAACATACCCCGTTGATTGATTAGTATCAGATGTTACGTTAAACCAAGCAATGTTTAGGCTCTCGGTAGCAATTTTAGTAAATTTATTATAGTAGAAATTCCTTAAATTTACATCTTTGATTGCATCTAAAACTTGATTATATAAAACGCCCTCTATATCTGTTCTAGTAAGATAACTAAACCTGAAACTTTCTTGAAATTCTTCTTTATAGATTACCCCGTCATCACCAAACAAGTTAGTACTAGAATATTTTCCTGTTGGGTCAACTAAATCAAAATATCTGCTGATCCCGCTACTAGTTCTATTAATTGCTTTTATTTTAATAACATCTTGACTTACTGATAGCGGACTAATATTATAATCCTCACCAGTAATCATTCTATTTTGAGTGTAGTACGTTGAAGGTGCTTTTAATTTTATATCTACATTTGACTCAGTTGCGCTACTGTTTGTCACTGACGTTTGTAACGACATCGTGATAGTTAGTATTTCGGCCTGACCTAGATTAGAGATGTATGGGATATCAATGCTGACGTTTCTAATATCTTTAGGATTGATGGTATAAGATAAACCATTGCTAACTCTATAGTAGGTTCTAAAAGTTCCCAAAGGTAGTGTACCAAATGTTCCATCACTAAATGCCAAACTTATTCTGTCGCTAGTACGTGTTACTACACCATATATGTTTCTAATATTTTTCTTTAAACTATTATAAATGACATTGTTACTTTCAAAACTCGGTACTTTGGCCCAAAGCTCGCTTTCACTACCGGATGCATTTAGTTTGTATAACCACACATCAGAATCATTAATGTTATTTGCATCAATATCAACTGTTTCGTTAGTACTTGGTTGATCAATCGTAAAAGTACCTGTGTTTAAATTACCTTGTCTAAAATGAAGGAAAAACCCGGATGTCGGTGATGCAGCACCACGACCATCATCTCTATAAAGAAAAGAAAGGCTTTTTCCCGCCTGTGGTGGGTCTTCAACAATATCGGTCTCGTTGTCTATTACTGTGCTGACAACCTCAAAATTCATATTTCTTCCGTCAACAGTTTTTGTAAACCCGAAAACCGGCACACCTGTACTGTACGTTTGAAACCTATATTGTTCTGTAGAAATACCGTAGACTGTGGCTTTATTGTCAGGCGTTCCAAACTGTCTAGATGCTGGTATGGCAACATTTATGACTTTTATAAATTGTTCGTTCCAGTTTGGGTTAGCAGGATCATTCCATATAATGACTTGCCCTGATAAATTTCTTCCGTTACTGTCCAAGACTGTTTGTGTTGTACTGACGCTTTGAAACTTCAACAGGCCATTTGCAGCTTTATTTCTTTTGGCGTTGTAACTGAGCATTCTTGCTAGACGAAGTACACTTTCCCTTCTTTCAGCAAGTTCTAAAAAGTTTTCTCTCGCATTTAAGTCTACCCTAAAAGCAATACTTTGACCTAAAAAGGCTATCATATCTATCAAAGCGAGATATTCACTCGATTCAATATAGTCGTTAAAGTCTTCTGGGTAATTTTCGCGTAGGTAATTTATCATTACTCTACGCAGGTTTTCAAAGTCGTAACTTTGAAAATCGGCATTTCTGAAGCTCTGGTATATACGTTTCCAGTCTTCAGCCACTAGTAATCTATTTTGTCTATCAGTTGATGACATATCCGCTTCCTATTATATCAATATTTAGCGGAAATTATTATATGCGCATTTAATTAAGCAATCCGTTTTCTTGATCGAATCTAAAACGCAAACTTTCGCTGATATTGTAGGGCATATAGGTTAATGTACAATCGATTTGAATTCCAGATTCATAAGATGTTACTGTAATTAAATCTGCCCTGACTCTGGGATCATAGTTAATAATATCTTCAACGTTTTTAAGAATTAGATCTTTAATATCTTCAGTGAGGGGTTCAAATATCATGTCCCATATAATGGTCCCAAATTCTGGATTATTTAAACGTTCACCCTGCCTAATATGAAAATGGTTGATAATATCTTGTTTTATAAGTGCCAAATCGTATAGAGTATAACTCTCGCTATCAGCACTTATTGTGCTGAATCCTCGATATGTTCTAGGTAAAGGCGGTGTTTGTGAAGGAGTCTTTCCTTTTACAACAACTCGTTCGTAAAGTTTTTGATTTGACATAAAATTATTTAACCTTCAGAACCTTTAACTTTTGCAAAAGTGTCTGTGATGGTGGTATATGTATTGAAAAAATCCGGTGTTATTAAAATAGATTCAGAATTTTCCTCGTTTCTTCCATCAATATCTCTATCTGTTTGTTTAGGAATAAATTTTTCTGGATCTAAATTTTCGTGATGCGGCCAAGGTTCCTTAATAGGCACACGTCGCATAATTGTTTGTACTAATTCAGCTCCCTCTTGATCTGGAACACTATGGGTTTTAAGCACTTTGGGTTTTGCTGCTTCTATTGCTGAAGGACCATTCATGTGAATTGCTGGAGCAGTTTCTAAAATATTTCCGCCAGCTTTTGTATGATTAGCACCGCCCGATGTTTCGTAAATATAACCTTTAGCATTGATCTCTAAATTTCCAGATCCAGGTTCAGCGCCACTCTGTCCAACTAATATTTTTCCGTTACCACCTATTAACAAATTATAATCTTTTCCTGACTCAACTTGTATTTCTTCTTTTGCTTTTATATTGATATTTCTGCCTGCTTCTAAATTTATATCTCTGTCTGCTAAAATATTAAGATCATTTTTTGTGTGTATGCTGACACTATCTTCTGCAAAAATGTCTATCTTTCCGTTACTTGAAAG